CTTCAATGTCCTATAAGTTAGATTATTCTATGTATCGATCAGAACTGCTGGTTGGCTGGGCAGAAGTAAAATGCAGAACACATAATTTTGGAACATTCCCTACATATATAATATCTCTAGCAAAAGTTTTAGAGGCTAGGAGATTAGGAAAAGAAACAAATACAACTCCAATTCTTTTGGTGTCGTGGCTAGATGTATTAGCTTATTTGGATTTTTTTTCTCCTATCACCATCAAGCAAGGCGGTAGATCAGATAGAAACGATTGGCAAGATCAGGAGCCAATGGCACATTTTGAATTAAAATATTTTAAAAGAGTTGGAGAAGTAAATGAAGATGAAACTAGTAAATGGACTTGAAGATGCTTTCGTTGGAAGCACCATAAGTGCCTTCAGTAGAAAACAAGTGGCGATATACGATTATGACAAATGTATACTTATACTGATGCACGATAATAAATGGAGTGAAGAAGAGGCACTAGAATGGTTTCACTTTAATACGATAGGTGCTTGGGTTGGCGACAAAACTCCAATATTTATAAATCAACACAGTCTTAAAAATATAGATGATTATGAGGAGAATGACGATGAGTAAGAAAGATAATGTAAATAGACCTAGCCACTACAGAAAAGGTAAGGTCGAATGTATAGACGCAATCAAAAGTGCTACGGGAGATGGCTACCAATTTTACCTACAGGGAAACATCATCAAGTACATGTGGAGATTTAATCATAAGAATGGGCTAGAGGATTTACAGAAGGCTCAATGGTATCTCTCAGAATTAATGAAGTTAAAAAAGAAAAAATGATAGTATGATAGTAGTTGGTGCAAGATGGTCGCTTTTATACTTATTTATATGATCCCTAGATCGAAGACCATCTTAAACCTACTGCGGTGTTATTGTAGGCAGTAGTGACGAAACTGCCTGCTTAATTTCCAAAATCCTCACAAAATATAAACTTTTGCTAATATGCTTGTGTAGCTAGTGTATCAATTACCAGACAACTGGATCTGGCTGCCGAAATCAAATCCTATGAAAACCCAAACTTTTAGCTACATCTTTAATAAGCATGTTTAGATAACGGCTGCAGTATAAATTGCTTACTATATTGCAAACTTTTAGATCCAAAAGTTTATTTTAACTTCTAGCCCGACCTTTTAAATCCCGCTGACCTCATAAGTATCAGACCCATTTGCTGAAGTTCTCTTATCTTTTCTTTTCTAAGTCTAATAATATTTTCTTTTGTATCATCAGGAATTCTAGGGTTCTTTTCTATTTCTCTTATCTGCCTTACCATTCTATTTCTTGCATTGTCTATGGCTTTTAGTCTACCCGCAATGCTTAGTTCTTTTTTATACTTGTCGTACATAGCGACAACTTCATCTCTATTGCCTGACTTCCTAGCTAAATCAACTCTTGCTAGTATCGTAAATAGGTCTTGTCTATTGTCTAAATAATTACCCGTATCTTGCCGTGCTGAAGGCGAAGCAATAACCTTTCTGGCTAGTGGTATTGCACTCCAAAGACTAACTTCTAAATCTCCTTTGAGGGCATCAACAATGTTTAAAGGTGCCTCAGCCATTCTTTGAACAAATCTACCCGTACCACCCGTTAAGTAATCTGTCCAAAATTCTAACATATCAGGAGATACATCGAGAAAACCTCCCTGAACTTCATCTCCAAGCGTAATTTTATTTAATAAATTTGCAGTGAATTTATATATTCTTCCCGTATTTGACCAATATTGCTGACTGTCAGGCTTAGGTGTTGATGAGAATGTTGGGCTTTCCTTATATATAGGATCGCCTTTATAGTCCTCGTTAATAGCTATGCTAATAAATGGGTCGAATACTGTAGGAGCCGCAAATGTTAAGAAATGATCAAATGCACCTATTGGACTTAAACTTTCTACCGCAGTTCCTATTATGGTGTTCGTTGCTTCGCCCGCAGTGTATTCTCCCCTTGCAGTTCTACTCAAAGCTCTTCCAAAGTTAACTGCCATGTTGAGTCCGTAACTTAATGGAATTGTTATAAATTTGTCATCCATCAAACCCAAAGTTGGAAATACTAAGTTATGTTCCAGTATGTATTTAGGAAGTTCGTCATAATCCTTTATGCCATCTTCATCTTCATCTCCTGAGAAGAGACCATTTATCTGATCTTGTAACATTCCATATAATACTAATCCTCCCCAAACTTTTCTGACAGTTGGAGATTTGATAGCTGAATTAACTAAAGCCATAGAGCCTTGCAAAGATGCGTTGTAAAATAAATACATACTATTCATCATAGCTTTATGTTCGCCACCTTTGGCAAAGTTTACGGTAACGTTCCTAGCCGCCTGTGCTGCCTGAGAAGAAGTCATTCCTCTTTCTTTCAGTGCTTTGAAGGTTGCTACACGAACACCGTTTTCAACTGCTGTATTAACATCGTCTAAAAGTTTAATTACACTTTTACCTTTTTCATTTACAAATTGACCTTTATTCAAACCAAACTTTTGTTTAACGGCAGACTCACTAATGTCGTCTAATAAACCTTTTACATTTTCCATTTGGTCTTGTAGATCACTCATCTGGTTAGTGGCGTTCTTACCGCCAGCCTGAACAAACTTCCTATATTCTTCAGCCCAAGCACCATCACTGTTTGGAGTTCTAAGTTCTTTTACTATTCCTCTTATGGCACCAAAAGCACCTTTAGTTATTTCAGAAGTTATTCCTTTCTCGTCATACTGCTGGATGTTCACGCCCGCAGCCTCTAAATCTCTAAACAAGTTTGGTATAACAAATGATGGATTATATGTAGTGTTTATCGCAGATAGGTATCTATTAAATTTACCCATAGCTCTTACTAGCTTATTACTTTGATGAGGGTTTAAAGCACCTTTCATAGCTCTTGCTATTCTTGCATCTTTTATAAATAATATTTTTTCTTTACCATTTTCTCTTAATATTAGTTCATTGTCTGGATCAATACCTCTTCCTCTTCTGGATTGTAATGACTCACCACTTACATCTTCAACTATATTTTCCATTTCTTTGATTAGGGTAGCGTTAGTAGCGATAGATCCATCAGCTTGTTCTTCTTGACCCCGGGCTAAGTTAAGGAAGGACAATCCAACTTTATTTCTTTCTCCTCTAGCAATACTATTATTATTTTGTGCCATTAAAGAAGCAACTATGTTCTGAGCATAGTTATCGTACTTTCTACCTTTTGCACTTCTATCTTCTTTGCCTGCTATTCCAAAATAATTTGATACTCTTCTCTTTCTTCCATAACCTTCATCGTATAATAACTTCTCTTGCTCAGGGTCTAAGTCTCCTTGCAATGGCACATAGTTATCATAAACAATAATCGAATCAGGATCACTTCTGTCTCTTTCTAATGTATCTTGAGGCAGTAAACCTGAATCAATACGTTGTTGTATTGTATTATCATTTATCTTTTTAGCTGATGCTAAGATGTCATCTATTTTTGCTTTTTCAATTTGAGGTAAGTTTTCAACCCAATTAAGTATTTGGTTAGCCTCGCTGTCAGTCATACCTGACCCAACACTATTTGTACCTTTTGTTTTATCCGAAATGAACTTATTACGTTCTAGTGCATGCCGCGCATAAAGAATAGCATCCACAATCGCCAACTTCTGGCTTGCATATTTCTCAGATGCAAATCCAAAAAAACCAAGATCAACTGCACCTTTTATGTTTTTAAGTTGTTGTATCTTTGCATCATCAATGTTTAACCCTCTAATTTGTGCCATAAAAGGCTCAAATAATTCTTTTTGTACCTTTTCTACCTTGTCTCCAGCAATACCTTGATACAACTCTTCTCGTAAATAGGTGTCAACGGCATCTGTAATCTTTATGCCTTTTTCTCTTAGGTTGTCCATCAAGGTCCCAACAGGCAACATGGCATCTTGAAATCCTACTAATAGGTTAGTAGCTTTCTCAGAAGCAACATCAGGAGGCATTATAAATCCTAACCCTTTTGCAATAATACCAGAAAGATTATCGTACCTAATCTTTTGTCTTCTATCTTCTATATCTTGTGAAATTTGTGCAGAGTTAGGGCTTACTTGATTAACTGGTGTAGTGCTTATTTGTGATCTTTTTCTTTTTTCAGATTGCTTTGGTGTAGAAAATATAGTTCTAACCGTATATAGAGGTAGCACTTGAACTGGCTTACCAAATAATCCACCCTTTTTTAAAGTAGTGTTGTCATATTTTAATGACATAACTAACTTATTATCACTGCCATCTTTATTATTTGCTTTTGTCCATTCTATTCTAACATCATTATTGTTTATTCCACCATCAGGTTCTACTCTAATGCCCATATTATCTCTAAGCTCATCATAGAATCTTTTATTAAAGTTGGCTCTTTGTGATTTGTAAGCTCTTAACATGTCTTCTATTGCATGTAATATAGATGGGTAATTATGATTAGCTAATATTTCTTGCTCATGAGATAAAACTGGTCTTCCTTCTCTGTTTAATCTCTTACCTCGTACATGAGCTAAACCAAATCCACGATATTTTCCATTTCCTAAATCAAAATGCTCGCCTTCTTGAACAACAACATGCTCTAAATTTCCTCTTGCATTTTCTACTAAGCCAAATAATTTTATAGCAGGGCTATTTCTAGCGGCTCTTTTTCTTTGCCTAACTTCAATATTATTAAGAATGTCTCCAAATTTAGTTTCCATTCCTCTTGTTGGTCTATCAACAAAAGATAAAGATGGATTTTTAGCAAACATAGTAGAAAGAATAGAATACTTTATATCAGTACCTTTTTCTTCTACTTCTATTCTTCTAACAGGGTCTATAAACTCGTATATAGCATCAGTTTCATTTAATCCTTCGAGTCCGGCATCTGTATCTGATTCGACCTGTAATTCTCCAGCAACTCTTTTACGAAATTGTTCATCTCTTCCATAGGGACTTGCTCTACTATAGACTCTTGATCTGTCTGCTTCGGGAAGTGCTTCTGTGATTTTGTCATTTTCTATTCCTTTTGACTGTAATAAATAAATAGCACCATCTAAGTAATCGTTATCATCTCCTTGTGCTTTTTTGACACCTTGTGCTGCAAATAATTGTTTTTCTGCATACCAAATAAGAGCTTGAAAGTCTGCATTACTTATATCAGTACCAGTATCTTCTTTTAAAATTTCTCTAGCTCTATTAACAATTTGCCTAAAAGCTTGTCTGTCTTGAACATTTCTTGGATCCTCTTGTTCTACATCTTTTCTTGCAGAAACAAATGCTTCTGTAGCTAATTGCAATTCTGTTTTATCAGGAAGTGTTAATTCTTTTGCCTTGAGACCAGTTTCTTTTACAAATTGTCTTTGAGTTCTTCCTCTCCATCTTTGATATTCTTTTGCAAATTCAGTAGAAAACTCAAGCATGGTTGATGGGGTAACTATATCTATGCCAGTTGCTTCTTCTGTTCTTTGTATTAACTCTCTATCTAAATCAGATAATTCATTATCTATTATTAAAGCATCTTGTGCTTTGCCATCTCTTTTTCTACCGGACAAAGCAAGATCTACTCTCTCTATTTGTCTTTGTAATGTAACAGGCAACTTATCTGACTCAAATGGATTCCCTGTAAGTCTATTAATTGTTCTTGTAAACCATATATCCATAGTTAAATTATCAAAATTACCACTTAAATTTTGATAAAACCCCTGACCTATTTTTGGACCAATTATATAAGAACCGTTTACTGGCTCGTTAAAAGCTTCTTTACTGTCTACTGTTTGACCAGAATCTATAATGTATTTGTTTTTTCTTAAATCAGAAGGAGTTGTTTTGTGATTCATAAATTCTACAAATTCTTCTGTAGAAACACCATTGTCTTTCATTGTGTTATAAAAAGCAAAAGCATGTTCCATTGCTCCAACTCTTTTTCCCCATCCTGAAATAGGAAAACGTCTTTCTGAATCAATCTCACTAGATTTTAACCATGATTCATATTGTTGAGATGCATAACCAAAATTTGATAATACACCTATACCATTAGATGTTACTGACAAGGCAAAATCAAAAGCAAGTCTGTCACTTGGGTTATCTATGTTAGGATATAGTAATTTTGTAACTAATTTTTTAGTTTTATTTAATGTTCTGCCGTACCAACCAATAGCATTATTATCTTTTTTCAAAGCTATTTCTGCTTCAGCCGCTAACATAATAGCTACATCTTCTCTATTCTTATCTTTTTCTTCTATGTTCTTTGAATGTATATCAAATGTTTTATTTTTTCTTTTTGTTTGATGATTACGAAGAGCATTTATTTTTAATACTTTTCCTTCTTTAGCGGGTGTAGCTTGATCAGGATTTGTTTGGTATTCAGGTTGAGGTACTATATTACCATCTGCATCATATTCATCAACTATACTGCTATCAATTAATGGGTCACCATCCTTATCAAATGTTTTTCTAGCACGATCTATTGAAGATCCTGTTTTAGAATACTTAGTAGCCTGTTGATTTAATTGTGAAATTAGTTCAAGTGTTTCAGTTGCTTCTTCAATAGCTTCTCTTCTAGTAAATGCTAATGGTAAAGCGGGAAATGCTCCTTTTTTTTCACTGCCATCAGGATTTAAAATTGTCATGCCATCAACAGTTGACCTATAAAAATTACCATCGCCATCATCTTTTGTAAAATGTATATTTATTGTGCCATCAGAAACAGTAGTGACAGGATTAGAAAGTTGAAAACTTTTTCTGGTCACTGATATCTTAGAATATTTAAACTCTTGTTTGTCTTCAAATACAGGGTTCTTAGCCATTACAAGTGGGCCAACTTGTATAACACGCTCCGCTGAAACAACTGGTTGTGTTGTTGTCCTATCATAAAAATAAGAATGTCTTTCAGGATCAAAGCCAACTTGTACAAAT